TCACAAGTAAACCCTATTTTCGCCAAGGAACAAAAAAGAGATACTAATAATAAAGTATTAGAGGCTTTTTATTCGTCACCTACTAAGAAGCTAGGTGAGACAATGAGCGAGTACCAAAGAAGAAAAACTATAAACGCTAATATCTTTGGATCTATAATTGAGGTTCTGGATTCACCCACTAATACTCCTGATACTGGTGCTGGTAATTTAGATCCTGATATTATGGAATATGCCTACTTTTTAACACCTTTACAGATAGAAGGCTATGCGCTTGATGAGAGTGGCGTTTTAAAGATGGTAGTGTATAATGAAAATAATGTATATAGAGTTTGGTATAATGGCTCAGAATTCAATGAAGCGACTGGCACTAGTGCTGTTACATTCACATATGATAAAAATGATATACTTACATGGGACGAGCTAGAAGTATTCGCAGTGTCATTAGTAGAGGCTAATACAAGATACAGAGAGGATAGAATAGCAAAGAGTTCTCACATTGGGACTCTTTCAATTGTAAAGCGAATATACAATATTGCATCACAATATAATGATAGCTTTGTAAAGAATTGTTTCGCCTTTCTTGCTGTTGATGGTAGACTCCCCGAAAATATAGAGTTAGGTGCAGATAGTGCTTTTTATTATGGCTCTGGTGATGGTACAACGAAAACTCCTGAATATGTAGCGCCACCTGTAGAGCACTTATCTATAATGATTAAAGAGGTTGAGCGTTTGACTAATGTTGTTAAAACTAACATGAATAGTACGGTTGCAATTGCTTCTACTGCTTCTGGGGAAGCTAGAATGGAGGCAGACAAAAGAAGGATAGAGAATTTAAAACAAGTAACTCAAGATATACAAGACCAAGAGCTATGGCTGTGTAATACTGCTATGATGGCATATATTGAGGGTGAATGGGAATATAAGGTTTCCTACCCTACAGACTTTGAGAGCCTTACTAAAAGTGACGAATTAGACTCTTATCAAGTGCTTATAGATAACGGCATGAAAGAGCCTGTATCTGACCAAATAAAGGCCGACATGATCAAAACGACTTACGCAAACGACAAAGATCGTGGTGATATGTTAGCTACATTACAAATTGAAACAGTAGAAAACACTGAAAATGATGCGTTTGATATAGATGAGTGATCACCGGAAAGCCTTTAAGAATCTCAAGAAATACGACAAAAAGACTCAAAAGCTTGTTTTAGAGTTGTATAATGAGGTTAGTGATACCCTTAAAGAGCTTATACCTGATAATAGTATGCAACTTAGAGAAGCAAATAGAATACTCATGAGGGAATACGATAAAGCACTTAAATCAACTGACTTTATAGCTCAATGGCAAACTGCTACAGTAAATACTATTGTAGCATCTACTTATACTGTAGAAACTGGATTAAATCGTAAGGGATGGGGCGAATACCTACTTGATAAGTCAATGTTTAAGGATAAAAAAAAGCTATCTAAGCGCATAAGAGAGAACAGCTACAAGATAGAGAGAGATCAAAGAAAGATACTTAGAGAGTCTTTGAAGGCTGGTAAATCAGTAGCTCAAATAGTGGGTAATATTGCAGAAGATAACCTAAAAGGCTTTAAAAGAGAGTTACCCGAGTACCTAGATGACATTAGAAGGGTTAGTGTAGCAGGCAAGAAAATATCACCTAAGCAGATAACGGCACTTAGAAAGAGAGTATCAAGCATTAAAACCAAGGGCTTACGGGCTGATTATAATAAGTTAATAAAAGCTATAGAGCTGGGTAAAGGTGTAGATGATGCTGTTTACTTTGCTATGGAAAGAAGAACCAAGTATTACGCTGAAAGGTTAGCGAGATCTGAGACCATAAGGACTATAGCTGTAGTTGATAATCATATAGCAGTGCAAGACCCAGATACCCAATGGGTTAAGAATATTACACAAGGTAGTAATGCTTGTTCTTACTGTTTGGCTGTATCTAATTTAGGCTTTGTGCCTGTAGCCAATGCCACAATAGCAACGCACCACCCTAATTGCAGTTGTAGCTCTGAATATAAGAAGAGTATCAAGCGCCCTAAAAAATGGAGCAACGATACATATGAAAGCAGATTACAGACTGAGATAAACAAAGAGAACAAGAAGGCAGAGAGAAAAGGGAGATCTAAGACCTATCAAGCTCCAGAAACTCCCGTTAATTTACGTTCGAATGATTTGCTTAGTGATTTACCTTCTTAAATACTGTATCAAATATCTTTAACAGTATTTTTACTTCACGTGCCTTTTTATCTTTATGATGTTTAAGCATTAATACCTCTGTATTGTTGAATAAAACTTACCGCCTTTAAACTCAAATTGAATACCACAACACTCAAAACACCCATTGTTTACAATTAGGTTTCTAGAGGTTTCAAATTTTCGAACAGGAATAGTCATTTCATTTGACTCCAAAAATTGCGCTTCTTCTTCGTATGATACTCCTATATCATCAAGCACAGCTTTAAGCTTTTCTAGATCAGTAATTTTAGGTTTGCCCCACTCAACAATATCACCATTATCATAGAAAACAGTGGTGCTACCATCTTTATTATGATTAACAGTTCTCCCTTTAAGCTCAACACTTTTCTCACCATATTTGTAGTTTTTTAAATTCATATACTACCTGTTTGGGCTTGAATCGGTTCTTATTCCTGTTAGCTTCTCTGGGCTGTAGAATCTATCCATAGGCTCACCACAACACACAACGCTTTTACGATCAGTATCGAAGTTAGCCATAGATAGGGACACATCTTCTTTTATGTTACCACACTTTAAGCAACGAAAGTCATAGTATGCCATTAATTATCCTCGTATTTTAGCTTTAGTTTTTCGTACATAGCTTTCTCATTTTTTTCCTTCTTATCTTTTTCTACTTGTATTTTTTTAATTCTATCGGCCTCTTTTTGAGTTCTAATATTGTCCAATTCTTCTTGTTTTATAATTCCCATTTCTTTGAATTGTCTAAGGAACCTACCTTCAATTACGTCGCTTTTTTCAAACTCATAATCATTACTCTCAATATCGTCATAATCTTCATAGAATCTTACAGCAGAAAATTTACTATCTGCAAAGAACAACAAAACAAAATCATCTAATATGTATACTTTATCAACAATTAAATCCTCTATATCCCTATGAGAAACTTGCCTGTATCCGTTAATGACTGTCATAATATTCGTTTGCTCCATTATTTATCCTCTTCTCTCTTGAACTGTTTATAAGCCCTTTTTACCAGAGTCTCTATAAAGTTCGATACACTCCTATTATCTGCTTCTGCCATCTCTTCGCACTTATCTGTATTCTCATCTTTCTTGGCTATACTGTAAGACATTTAACCACCTTTACTATTAATACTCTCAACAATATAGAAAATGTTAAGAACTTTTGCACTTGAAAAAGAACGCAACAGTATTCAATGTAAATAACGTTTTATCACATTTCTAAATTGTATTTATACGCTAGATGCGTTACATGACTAGATGTCAAACAAACAAAGGATAAACAATGGATTTTGAATTAATTAACAATCTCAAAGATAAGTTTAAAGAGGATAATGATACGTTATCTGTCCTCAATCAGATTGAGTCTGGTGTTAAAACTCTATCAGAGAATAAAGAAAATGCTGTAGGTGAAGTTAAAAAGTTTAAAGATGTAAAGCATACAATGGCTGAAATCTTAGGGCTTGAGAAAGATATTCCAGCAAATGACTTAGTAAATAACGCTAAGACAAAATTGCAAGAATATCAGCAAAAGATAGAATCTTTTCAAAAAAACGCATCTAGCAAGGACTTACAAAACGCTGAATTTAAGGAAAAGTTCTCAGAGATGAGTAACCAACTCCAAGAAATCACAGAGAGATACAACAATGAACAAGCTAAAAACACTCTTAACGAGATTAAGGATAGTTTTAGATCAGCCCTTTCTAGTGCTGGTATAAGCAACCCAGAGGCTCAAGGTGTAGCGATTGATGCTTATTTAACACAGGCTCAAGGTTCAGATGATATAGTGGCACTTGCAAAGTCTATAGCAGATCAAAAACCATTTTTAACCGATTCAGTACATAAAGGCGGTACAGGGACCAACCCTTACGCTAAAGAAAACTTAAACAAAAACAACCTCAGAGCTATACCTATTACAGATACTAAAGCCAGAACACAGGCGATAGCTAATAGACTAGCTGAGAGAGGTATTTAAACAAAGGAAAAATCATGGCACTATCAAACATGGAAGTATACTCAGAGGAAATCCAATCAAGTGTATTAGAAGCACTACCACAAATGATTGAAGTATTTGGACAGGCATCTAACGGTGGTATCCAAATGAGCATGGACGGGTTCGAAGGCGATTTTATTAAAAACGCTATCTATTCTAACTTTGCATCAAGCAAATACAGAGTAGACAGATACGCAACCAATGCAACGAAGGCATCTACTGCACTCTCTCAACAGGAAGCTGTAGGGGTTAAGGTTGCTGGAGCGTTTAAAATGAATTACGAGCCGGCGCAAATGACTTGGTTACTTAAAAACCCAGCCGAGGGGATTGAAGTTATTTCACGTGGCGTTACTGAAGGAATCTTTCAAGACATGGTTAACACTGGTGTACTTTCTGGTGTAACTGCTATCTCTAATAACTCTGGTGTAACTAATGATATTACAAGCGGTACTAATGCTGTAGTAACTCAGGTTGCCCTCAATGAAACTTACGCAAAATTTGGCGATATGAGTCAAAATATTGTTTGTAATGTTATGAATGGCGCAGTATATCACCAACTTATTGCAGAAGGACTTGCTAATACAGCTACTCTATTTACTGCCGGTAATGTTCGTGTTATCGACATTCAGGGTAAAGTATCTGTTGTAACTGATGCACCAGCATTGACTAATTCAACTACAGACTACAAGGTATTAGGACTTGTTAACGGTGGAATTATGGTCAATAACGGTGGTGATGTTGTGACTACTGTTGGTGAAGATCTTTCTAAGAACAGAGCTGAAACAATTGTACACACTGACTACTCATTTGGTGCTAATGTAAAAGGTTATGCTTGGGATACTGCTAACGGTGGTAAATCTCCAGATGATACCGACATTGCAACTGGTACTAACTGGGACAAACATGCTAGTGATAATAAGCTCACTGCTGGTGTATGCTTAGTTGCAGATCAGTCTTAATATTAATGGGGGTGTAAAAGCCCCTTTTTTTAAAGGTTTATAATGAGAACTATTTGGTATTTAAAACATCCAACAAGTAAATATTACGACATTGATGTTAAATCGGAAGCTATTAAGGCTAAAGCTAAAATTGTTGATGTTAAGTTTATTGGTGATAATGAGCAAGGCGAAGGATGCCCAGTAGAGAAAGGTATTGAGCCTGTTAAGGTTGAGAAGCCTAAGCGTAAAAGACGCACTAAGGCAGAGATGGAAGCGGATGCCAATAAAGATTGATTCTAGTGAATTAGAGGCTTTAATTGCTAAAATGAAGGATACATCTTTATTAAAAAGAGCGTCCTCTAATGCTTTGTATAATGCTTCTGCTGAACTTGCATCATATAGTAAAAAGAATCACATTTTTAAAACACGTACATCGAAGCTAGAGAATAGTATAGAGGTGGATGTTAGAGGTCTTAGTAGCTCAATCTTTGTAGACAGTGCAAAAGTAAATTATGCCACTTATATATATGAAGGAACTGGACGCATTAAAGCAGAGCCTTGGATAGAGAACAACTACAAAAAAAGATTTAAACAGTTTCAAGATACATTCGCTGATGAACTAACAGAACAAATACAGGATTACATATAATGGCTACTATTTTACAGCCCATAGATTTTACAGACTCAGACTCTAAAGACAATGTAAAGCTTACTGGTTTAGATTTTGAAGTAAATGGGGATAATGTTTACCTTTATGAGGGTGATCAGTATTACGGTAAGTTACTGAGGGATTATGGTATATCTGCAACAGATCCAGACTTAGCTGACCCTCCAATATATCAAGTAAAGAAAGTGTTAGTGTGCTATGTAGAAACCTTGATATTTAGAAACCTTATAGATGATTCACGAGCACCCTTTGAGACGCAAGAGATATTAGTTGATAAGTACAGGGATAAACTTAAGAACGCTCAAGAGTGCCTTAAAAAGTGGCTATCTGATTTAGATGAAAATGCTTTTTTTAATGATGATAAATCTACAGATAACATACTCATTGGATCTATAGGTCGTAAATAATGGCTACTCTTAACGATATAATAAACGAAATGAAAACCTTGCTAGAGGGTTATGATTTTACAGTATACAGAATACAAGATTTTAACCATGAATTTGCAAGCCGTTTAAGTTCTGAGAAATTTCCAGCCGTTTTTATTGGTAGACAATTAGAAGAGATAGACAATGATGGGTCACCATTGCACTATTTAAAGTGTACTGCTGGTATAGATTTAAATGTAGTTCTAAATACTGGACATGATAATTTAGAGGAAGATGGTGCCACCATTTTAAG